TAGTTTAAATAACATCAGGAACAGCAGCGGGTACATTCGGAGGAATTGTCATACAATATCCATTGCTTCCGCAAAATTCTTTTTTACTACAGTCGGAGTCAGAGTAGCATTCAACGGCAAATCTTACGGGTCCGTACCATCCCCAGGGGTAGCTCCAGCCATACCATCCCCAGTCTCCGCCAGTTCCGCCGCCACCCCAGCCACGCCAGGTACCGGAATTAGGACCTCCGTATCCGCCTGGTCCAACCCAGCCACCGTGACCACCGTGACCACCGTGACCGCCGCCTCCGTGACCGCCGCCTCCACCGCCTCCGTGACCGCCGCCTCCACCGCCTCCGTGACCGCCGCCTCCACCACCGTAAAATGTCTCAACTCTCTTATTTTTCTTATCATCAACACCAACACTACCGAAGTTGGGTTCAATCATGCCACCAAAGCCACCATTCGCGCCAACACCGAATCCGCCATTAAAGCCAACCCCAAAGCCGCCGCCAAATCCTTCATCCCACGTTACGTGTTGTAAATGGCTTTTACGCGGATAAAATATCATTGGGGTACGATACTGTGCTAACCAATTTCGTTTTACGTAATGATCTATATTTGTAGAAACTCTATTCAAATATTTACGTATAGGTTTTCGCCATCGCACAAATACACCAAATGTACAAACAATGATAAGAATAAGTAGAAGTTTCGACAACTCCATCTATTCAGGCGCTTTAAAAGAAAACTTGACCGTTATGGTTCCCCCGTCTGAGGCATTCATAACGCAAGGTGGCGGCAATGTAGCCTCCCCCTTATAATTTACATACATTTCTAAGTAATCCGCATGTAACTGTGCTATCATATAGTACTGTTCAACGTGAGACTCCAAATGTAAGCGGACAGAGCCGTCCAAGTCGGGAACAGAGGATACAACCTTGAACCCTTTCCAGGGTGTCCCGTTAAAATCCCAAAACAAGTATAACGTCTTGTACGACATTAATTTAGCGAACGAAAAAATTATCATCGTTAAACACGCACCAAGTCCGCTTAGTCGTCTACAATCAGGCAACCGGTATCAGGCTCTGGTGCTTCTTCGGGCTCGGTAATAATCTCAGTTTCTTTCACCATATCCAGGACCACGGGCACCGGCGCATTTATCTGTTCTAGACGAAACGCCCACATCGCCTCTACCTCCGCATCCATCAGATTGAGCTTCACAATCTTGAAGGACTTATTATTCGGATGTAGAATAACCAGGGCAAGCTCGTTAACCACCAGACCATAGAACTTCTCAAGCAGACAGCGGTAGTTATTGAGCTGTAGAGAATAATGCCAGTAATTACAGTCATCTAGATGAGCAAGCGGTCCGAGTCCCTTCTGGTACTTGTTTTCCGTCTTAATCTCCTTTGAGCGCTTCCAATCATAGATAGCGTAGGTTCCATCAGGCTTCGCATAGACCATATCAATAGAGCCGGCAAGGCGGATTTCGTCGTTGAATACGAGCCACTCGGTGCGAAACGGCACAAATCCCTTTTCTAGGCGCCACTTCTTCTCGTAGCGCATAAAGTAGTCCCATTCGGTGCTGGGGTTCGCCTCCCACATATCGCCGGCAAGGTTGCCGATCGGCGATGCGTTATAGTAGTGTTCAATATCCAGATGCATACGTGTACCGGCTTCACTCGCCTCGGCGCCCGATGATGTCCACAAATCCTTAATACCCTGGGGCGTTAATCCCTTATACTTTTCGTAGGACGCTCCGCCAGGCTTCCAATTGGGGCTACGCATCATCTTCTTGATGACGTCATCAGGGTCAAAATGACCGAAGAAACTATGAACGAAACCGGTACAGGAAATATCATAACGCGACCCATCAATCGTATATTTATGGGTCGCCTCATCGAAGGTAATGCGCTCATCGCGCGGGTGTTTATTTACAACTGCGAGCCGTTGCCAGGCAAGGGCTCCATCGCTAATTGATTGGGGCATCGTAACTCTTTTATGCCAACTCCCAGTGTCAAAACCAACAGTCTCAATTTTTGTGTTCAGCGCCAAACATCATATAATAAAAGGCGCCAATCGAAAATAAAACTACAAGAATAATAAAAATACAGTAGCCGAGCCACCGTCTATCATTTGTAGCAGCAATAACTGCCGCCGGACTCACAAATCTAATTGTTAGAATTTCAGGTCTTACAGTGATAACACTATCTGCTGGTGGTGCTGAGGGTTGGGGCGCTGAAGGCAAAGGCGCATAGGCTACGGGGTCCTGAAGGACTAAGGAGTCCTGGCGGACTAAGGAGTCCTGGCGGACTAAGGAGTCCTGGCGGACTAAGGAATCCATTACCTATTTATTATGTTATATTTTTAAACTAATATGTCAGTCCGACCAACTTCATCAGGACACGACCTAGCAAGTTTGTACCACTTACGCTTCCATCTTTCTCAACTGTGCCGGTCATCTCATTGTCTGCTGCCTGCGTGTACGCAACAAGTCGGACCTTCTGCGTCTTTACGGCATCCAGAATCTTGCGGAACACAGCGTCCTCATCATAACGTTGCTTGAGATACGTGCCTAGAGGAGCTTCAATAGCCGCAACATATGTTTCAGGTGTAAAGATCGCACCGGTTTTCTTGATAGTCGCCGGTTTCTGCGCATCACGCATCCGCACACCAAGTTCATCGCTGAGAACAGCGAGGGCTTCGGCACTAGGACTGGCTCCCAATGCGCGTTTCTCTTCCAGATACTTTTGGTACATATTACCGGTAATGCTAAACAGCTGCGCACCGAGCTCAGGCTTGTTGGTGCCGAGCTCGTATTTGAGCGCACCGATAACCGCCTCAAGATTGGGGTATACAATCGAAGAATTCTTGACATCCTTAAACATAAACGGCGCGAAGGTGCTAATCGTACGGCGCCAGCCCTTCTCCTTAATCTTGAGGTCATCCTTCGCGGCGGATTTATAGTAGAAGGGATAGGCAGGACCGGTGGCAAGTGTGAGTTCAGGTTCTGCGTCCTCAACCTCCTCCTCCGCTTCATGGTCTGCCTCACGTTCGGCGTCTTCATTGACCATCTCTTCGGCATTCTTTACCTCCTCTGCTTCTACCTCCTCCTCGTTGGGTTGAACTTCGGCAGGGGCTGAAATACGCGGTTGCGCAGCTAACCGCTGTTCAAATGCCGCAACAACATCAGGCGAGACGTAGGGCTCGAGAGGCGCCTGTTCTTCTACAGGCGAATCTTCGGTTGTAGGCGCTGTCGCAGTTACACCAAAAACCGGCGGTGGTGGTAGAGAGAGCGTTGACGCGGTTGAGCGACGACGGAAGATAAACCAGCGATTGAGGAAACTGAAGGTACGAATCACTGAGCTCATTGCGTAATTACGACCGGATGCCGCCGCCATTTCGTGTGAGGTAGAGAAGAGATTCGTGGACGCAACCATATTCATTGCTGCCAATTCTGCCGAATTGAGCAGTTCCATTCCAATCTCCGCCATACGCTTCACAAAGTACTGGAATGATACAAGATATTCACGGTAAGTCTCACCGATGCTAATGAAGCTTACATCAATAGACTTGCCGAGGGATTCGTCGGTTGCCGGAAGTACAGACATCTAGGCGTCGTACTTCTTAGTAATGCTCCAGATATCGGAGGCGCCCTCGTTTCCGCGGCGGACCCCATCCATTGGCAGGTCCTGGAGTAGCGAGACGACTTTGTCGCCATCAAAGCAGCAGCCAACAAAGTATCCGCCAACTTTCACAGTTTCGGCAAGATTGCGTAACCAACCGTCGAGCGTCGTACGATCCTTGAAGAAGTAGTGGAGTGAGAACATAAGGGAAGCGACATCAAAGCCGGCAGCCGCCATTCCCCGCATGTCCTGGACGTATGGCGGAGCTGTAGGATCCTCCTCGCCCCACAGAGTCCGTAGCATTGACCGGTCAAGGGGCGTCTGACCGGCGGCACCATCAGCGTACCGAACGGCTGAATCCGCCTGAACGAAGAGCATACGGGGAACACCGGCACCGTTCTTAGAGCGCATTAGATACTGTAGGTAACGACGGTATGCGCCATTCTTATTATCCGTCAAGCCGGTTTGCGCAATATCGCAGCCAAGCACCCAGCCGACGCGCGCATTCATCCATTTGTGAATATCACCGGCTTGACCGACCGACATATCAATCACAGATGCGCCCGCAGTCAATACCTTAGACAACAGCAACTCATCCTTGACATAGCGATTATGGAATTCGGTGAGTCCACGAATCTTGTTGAGGTCCCGCTGCGGCGCCTTGCGCTGGTAGTATGCCAGATTCGTTGTTAAAGGTGCCACCCCGCCCTCGACCACCTCTTCGGTAATCGCACCACGGCGAATCATATATTCGGTCACGGGGTCGTGAATTGAGAGCCAAACGTCGTTGGCAACCTTATCACTGTTGAGCGTGCCGCCGACAATACCGCGCGTGAAATCTTCGGTCTTATCCCAACGGACACGGAGAGGGACCCAGCGCCAGCCTGCGGGCGCTTCGGGCTTATACACCATTTCTACAATTGTACGATTGGTAATGGCGTCTTTCGTCTCCTCGCAATAAATGGTATCATCGAGGGATTCCAGGCTCTGCGCAGCGGGCGCAGCGCCGGCGGCATCGGTTGCGCCGGCATTCATCGCTACGTAGCAAACGGATGCCATAGGGTCCGGCGGAAGCGGTGTAAATTCAACGGGTTTGTAGACACTACGAGTCCCCTCCTGAAGCGAAGAAGGGTATGGCTTCTTATTGAGAACTGTATCACGCGGGTCAACAAGCGCAGGATCCAGCGACGAACCTACAAAGAGTCGCAGAGTCTTGTAACGGACAATTTGGTTTGTATCTTCACGTAGTTTGGTGTTAATCGCATCCATCATAGTCACCTTTCCCTCGCTATCCTTCTCCTTTTCGGTGATTACTAGGAAATCCACGGAGTTCTGGGAGGCGGGCTTCCACTTGAGCTGCGCCTCCCACGTATTTATATTCTTGACAAGGGGCGACGCATTGGGTGTGAAGATGAGACCATCGGTATGGTAGGGCGCATCACGTGCCAGACGGTCTAGGACGGATGCCGCCTCCTTGAAGATGCCGACAGGATCCGTGGGGTCTGCGGGTGTTTGGAAAGTCTTCATATGAATGGAAAGGCTGTTCTGCTTGGGAATATTACTAATTACGTATTCAGCATTGCTGAGTGCGGCAACCGCCTCACGCATAGCCGCTTCACGGCTCACGGCAACGTCCATTCCGCGAACGATAAAGGGGCGCGCAGAGACGTCCTCCCCGCGCCGCCCATTGAAGATATCAAAGGCGTAATAACGGCTCATTGGGGCACCCGTGGCATCCGTTGTAACCCACTCACCGTCAAGTACGCATCCCGCCCATTCCGCAACACCGGCATCATCGACCCGCCGATCGGTGCCGTAAACATTTAACGAGCGGTCTACGAGGTAAATACGCCCATTCTTTGAAACCACCATTAGGCAGCGCAGACCGTCCGCCTTATCGGTAACATTATAGTCTTCTAACCGAATGTTGGACGTATCAGCTTCTTTTTCGAGCCCCATATGCGTTTTGCGTAGAGTAATTGGCTGGGAACCAGGGAAAGAGCCCTTTTTAGCACCGGTCTGTCCCTCCATCTGGCTCAGCACCGACTGACGTACCGATTCGCGCGTGAGAATATATGACTTTTGAATACCACGCAGCACCGAGACCATACCAAAGATAAGTGCTTTCTTGGTCGCCCCTGAAAGAGCCTCTACCTCTAGTTCGTAGTGGGTAGGCTGCTTGACAATGCCGGCATTTGTGAAGGTGGTTGCTTGGATATAGTTTCCACGAGTATCTTTACGATTTTCGCGCACAAAGGAGGCGTCGAACTGGAGTCCCTTCCAGTGTAGGGATGTAAAACTGAAACGTTGCATATAACGGAACGATTTAGGCAACGATGCCCAGCGAGTAACCGCATCAACTACACGAGGGTCATCTTTGGAAAGGGGAATTTCGCGACGGAGTTTGACACGAACACCGTACTCTGGTAGGTCGATTTCGCTGGGACCGCGAGCAGCCGCCTGCTTCTTATCTTTGAGGATACAGAAGAACGCTTTACCCTTGAGCGTATTATCTCGGCAGTACGCTTGTACAGTACCTTCACCGACGAGAGTGAAACGTAGACCACCAGCAACCATAATATTGAGTTTAGGCGGCTGGGGGTCCTCTTGTAAACCCATATTACGTAGATGCTTAATCGCATTCAAGAATGATGCGTAATCGAGCTCCTTGCCGTCAGGGCGCTTAAATGTCGCTTCAATCTCGGTTTCCGTAGCAGATTCCCACGCTGTCCATAACGTGTCTAGCGCCTGGGATTCGTTAGATTTGAGTTCTAAGGACATACTTCTATTAAGTCTGAGACTTTTTGCTTAAAGCCATCAACTTTTATCTCCACCCTGGTCAGCCCGAGCCGAGAAGTCGGGACCTTAATTTGTATCCGGCAATGGCGGCAATGCGTTCTACCTTCGACCCGGCAACCATTGCCATTCCAAGTTTCTTTCCGACGGATTCGAGGTCTGCCAATGTCAGTTTCTCAAGACTATGGATAACAGAGGCTGCTGGTAGAAGTGTCCACGAATTCTTTGTAGAATAGTTGACTAGATCTTTTCCGGTACGTACTTCGCCAATATTCATCATAGCCCCACTATGATGTACGTTGTAAAGTCCTTTTATTTCACTTGCGCCTTCGCCGATATAGTCGGCGGCAGGATATAGTGTTATCATCTTCGACTCTTCATCCCAAATAGCGACTTGAATCTGCTTAGCAACACATAGAAAATCTAGGAATGCCGAAACAGATTTATCGCTTTTGACAACTTGCCATAGAAAGACAGATTTCGCTTGTTTGAGTTCGTGAAGGTCACCGCCGGATGCGCACCGAGGACGGATGATGGCTTCGAGCATTGTTTTGGTCCAACCTCGAGAACGTCCACCCTGGGACTTATAGAGTTCGTCAATACGTGCTTCACAGCGAAGGGCTTCATTGATTTCCATTTGGCGTTTACTCGCTTTAGGGGAATCATTGTATAGGATATCAATGTTCTCGATGCCAAATACAATAGGGTCGAGAGTATATTTGAGTATATTGAGTTTTGCTACTTTTGGAACAGGTGCCACGACGGGAGCTACAGCGGGAGCTACAGCGGGAGCTACAGCGGGAGCTACAGCGGGAGCTACAATAGGTGTAGTAACAGTGGCGGGCGGCGTATATAGAATAGGAAAGTAATCAATATCCTTTTGTTCAGGAATCAGGAGTTCTAGCCCACGAACATTATATGTTTGAAACGGATTAGACTTTAGGAAGTCAGATAATTCATTCCAATGAACCATTTATGTATATAAAGCGGCAAATCATTTAGACCAGCGGTGGCGGCGGCAGATCACTCGCGAGCCCCGCAGTCCGGGTTAAAGAACTAAGATACATCTCGCGGTCGGCAAGATTCTTACGATTCGTCTGGGTAAACTTAATAAAGAGTTCGAGGTCGTCAAAGACTGGCTGGGCAAGATTACAGCAATTAAAAAAGACCCCGTTTAAGTTCTCGGAAAACTCGGCAGAATGCTTTTGTAGAATTCGGATAATTTCAATATACTCAGTCTTTGTTAGACCCTTCAGACTTTCTAAAAATAGCTTGCGTCGCTCGTATTCGTCTGGTGACAATGTGCCGGGTGTCGCGACTACTGCGTCCGTTGACATATAGTTAATAAGAGCCCAGTGTTTCATCATAATCGTTTTACGCATTCTGCTCCGTCTGGTCTTCCTCTACCAGCTTACCGACTGCCATAATGAAAGGAGAATTTGTCTTAATTTCACTACGTTCAAGACGAACCTTAATCATATCACCCTCTTTGATGCCATCAAAGGCAGTATTGCCAATATGAATATCACGGGGCACCAGGATACGAATCGCCTCCTCAAAGACGGCGTAAACACCCATCTTCGTGACCTTAATGACCAGTACATTCATAACCATACCACCCTTAGGGTAAAGTACATCGCATTTCATCTTACAGTCGTAGACGAAGTTGCCAGTGTAGCGACCATTTTCGGCGGCACCGGCAGAGCGGGCAACAAGCTCGATAGAATCGGGCTTGACATATCCGTTTGCGTTACACTTGGATTCGTGGCGCTCCTTGAGTTTCATAACTAGCATATCTTTCACATCGTCCGTCTTATGTACATTATTCATTTCACCAGGCGTTAGTGCTACACGCTCATCTAAGTAAATGGTGTGATACATCCCTTTACTTATCTCCTATTGGTTTGAGAGGTTTCAAATTTTAAGCCGACGCCGCCCCTCAGGTCATCTTCACCCCCGCCCGTGCCGAGTCAACGACCGACAAAAACCAGCGCCGCGGTACACCGTCAATAGGTACGCCGTGCCGGTCCGCATACCGAAGTATAAACTCCATATACGGGCATATTTGTTTGAGACTCAGGTCACCGGTGTGTTTCAAAGGGTCGGTAGAATCGGCACGGAAAGCCGCAACTGCCACCTTGGACGCATCCGCCTTTATCTCTTTATCGCCCACGGGAAACTGTAGCGAAAGCAGTTTCTGCCGATCTTTACGGTCCTTATCAGGCGCCCGTTCCGCCGGCGAATCCGCAAGCAGCATACCAACAATTGGGTCACCCGCAGCGCGGAAAATATCGTGAAGCGCACGAATACGTTTCTCGTGATTGCCGAGGTTACTTGTATTCGCGCACTCAGCCCCCTTTATATCACCTTTCTCCTTATCAACAGTCTTGAATACGATTGTCTTTTGTTTGGAGACCAGGAAACCAAAGTAGGGACCGGTATCTGTTTTACGGTCAATTGGCGTTCCTAGAATAGCATTGACATCATCCTTAAACACTGCTGTACACTCTGATATAGAACCACCATACTGACAATAGGTCTGAATCGCGCCAACATCACCGACCGATAAATTGTAAATAACACAGCCGCTGATACGATTTACCTTATTTTTTTGGAAAAGTTCGATGCGATGATTCTCTTTTGTAAACATACTTGCGCAGACCTTTTCGTAACCGACCAATTTATCTATGCCGGTCGTTAACCACTTGCGAAAGACCGCAAGTTGTTCTTTATAGGTCCAAAAATTCTCCATAAACCAATGGTACGCAATAGGGCGTACATCAGGCAAGCGGCGGAAATAGCGGAATACCCAGCGCCAACCTGCTAGGTTATTTGTTTCAGGAATAGATCCTGCCAGCTTAGTCTCAAGAATTTGTGTTAAGAGTCCGTCCCAATCGTGAAGTTTCTTTAAAGCCTCTGCCGCGATAGAATCTTCACTTATTTCGGTGGCGGCAGCCACCACAGGTGGGGCTGCCTCAGGCGCAGCTACTTCTGTACTAGGCAAGGGTTTGAGTTCGAGACCTTCGGTTGATAAGAAGGTGCCGCGTGATGGTTCAAACTCTCGGGGCATACGACCATATGCGCGACCGTAGCGGAGCGCCATAGGTATTATGGTATCTGTTACACCTTCGGGCTGGAAAACTATATAGTCATTGACAAGTTTCAATGTTCCATAGATTCCATCTTTGCGGTGAATACGAACTTTGCCGAGCACATCGCGTAGACCAATACGTGCGAATGATTCAGGAATATTATGGTAAAACAATGTAAGTATTTTATCAACTTGTGCTACAGTTTCAATTTTAAAGTAATTAATGAGAAGCTGTTGACGTTCTAAAAACATACGACGGAAATCGTATGATGCTTGAGTACTTTCGTTCGAGCCTAAGTCATCGGCTGTCACAGCTCCACACGTGTAAGGTTTACATTCGAATTTGTCTGGTTGCCCAGGGATAGGGTCACCGATGAAATCACAGAGACTTGTAAACGGTTCATCCTTAAGAGGAATCGTTTCTTTGCGACCAAGGGCGTCTATAATATCACGATCCTTCATATCTTTTAGTAAAACCGCATCTAGATTGAGAATACAATCCCAGGCATAGATTTTCATTAAACGACTGACACGTCCGATGGGCTGCGCCTTGCGAACGGCTAGACGGTATGCGTATAAATCGGCAGTTTCGTATTTACCCACATCGACCGCGTGTAGATAGATGAGACAATTACGTTTTTCTAGAGGCAATTCCATATGCGAACAGAAACGGACTCCGCGCCCTTCAATCTGTTCAATACGATTCAAATGATACCAACCATCGAGTAAATGAATTTGGCGAATACATTTCAAGTCAAGACCCTCGGATGCGACTTGGGAGCCAATAATCGCCTTTACCTTTGAACCGTTTACTTCCGCGTCACGAATCTTTCTAGAACGCGCCTCCTCTCCTCCCCCTTTTTCTGGTTCAATAGGATGAAATCTAGTTGCATAGCGTAAAAGACCCTGAAAATCAGGAGAAATGCCCTCATCGGATGTTAATAAGATATATGATTTGGTCGCCCGCGGCGCTCCCTCCTGAAGCAAGAGTGGTGCCGGCGTTCCGTCGGCAAGAACACGGACCCATCCACGGAGCTCGAGCGCAATTCCAATAGGTAGCGCACCCGCAGGAACATAGCGAGAATAGACAAAGGAGATACCCTCCCCGCGGTCAATAGAATCGACGATTGCCGCAATCTTAGGTCCATAGTTTTTCAGCCCTTCGGGTCCAAAGATGTCATGGACAGTTAATGGGTCCGTCTCTGCCTCTGACGCCTCTTGCGCCCAGCGATATTGTTTTACTTTTACACCACGAATAACGGATATACTCTCTTTAAAGTAACTACGCCATCCGTCGCGACCGTAGGTGCCATTCTTATAATATATATTTCCCATTTGCATTGTACGGTCGAGGATAAAATCGCTGATTTCGGCACCACGATTCGATTCATCAACCGCCTGCGTATGATATTTTTTCAAATATCCGCGTAGATTATCGCCCGCCCAAGTACCACCTATTTTATGAATCCACAGCGGCAGGCGTTTCATAATATTTTTATCATTGCCTCCCCATGAGACTCGTCCTACAAGCTCTTTCTTACCCTTCTTCATTTCTTTGCGCGCAATACTACGAGTAGGATATTCGGTATCAATAAATGTAGTACTATTACTTTCAGCAGGTGTAAGACGAATAGGGAAGGTATTGGGGTTCTCTCCACGCATATAGCTAACATAGCGTTTAATGAGACGACTTAGTAAATCCGCCCCGCCATCTTTGAACTGCCCGTCCGCCTGAAATACCTGTGAGACGTCCAGCCGTAAAGAATCATCCTTTGTATCATTTAACGTCAATAGATTTAGTAAGAATACAATTTCGGGTGCGGTATTGTACATAGGTGTAGCAGTCATCAGCATAACACGAAGTCCATCGGCAACGCGTAGAATATCCTGTAGGACAGGGGTGAGGCGCTTTCCTTCGGCGCGCTCCGTCAACTTTACGCGGTCCGGTTCATCTGCCACTGCCCCCTCAGCCGCCGCTTCATCACCAGGATCCGCGTCACGAAGATTATGAGCTTCATCAATGATGAGTAGATGGTCGGCAAAGAGTTCGCGCATAATAGCAATTTTACGATCATCGCGCGCAACGCCAGTAATTGCGTCGGGTATCTCCTTGAAATGTTTGAGAATCCAGTTGGCAAACGCCAGATATCCCATAATTTTATAACGCGACTTAACAAGTTTATCAACCTCTTTGTTTATTTCATCTTTATTACGATTATGTGCCATATCCGCCAAACGAACATATGTCATACCGGTACATTGTGGGGATTTCCAGAGTTCTTTCGTGAGCGCATACTCTTCGGGGGTCGTAGAAACAAGGCGATTTATATCGAAGATTGTGCGACGAAATCCTTCGGCAATTGCCTGGGGAGCGATAATATAGACCTTGTTATAAGGCATTGTTTCTAAGAACGTTTCGGCAACTGTCACGGCGGAACAGGTCTTGCCGACTCCCACACCGTGATACACTAATACACCATTGTAAGGAGTATCAGGATGTAGAAAACGCGCAACGAGTCGCTGGATAGAGGTGGTGCTAAATTCGCCGGCGGCAAGTTGGCAACTATCTTCGGCGACGGGCTCAGAGCGGAGTTCGTAAAACTCGGTTTTTTTGGCAAGGCGTGCGGCAAAGTTAGGGTCTGATACATCGGGATATAAGCCGTATTCTTCGTCACGACGTTCTATCCATTCTTGCGGTCGAGGGATCGCAAGTTTACGAGCAAGGAGTTCATTTAGAAGTCCATCGCGGATACGATTATCAATTGGTCCTTTGAGTATTATGCCATAATCATTATCAAGAACATTTTCTACAGACTCACTGTCATCGCGCCAATATTTTTCGGCGTAGGTTTGAAGTTTGTCGGTATCCCAAGTTTTGATATCTTCGGCAATGAGTGTAGCCATAGGTTCGGCATTCTGCTGAACTTGTGGATCTATAGTTGGCGCCGTCGCCATTCTCTCTGTTTTTAGGGTGAATATAAACTAACGGATTTACCACCAAGAACGCCACGACTTTCTAGCGGCGGCGGCGGCAGCGGGTTTGTTCACATTGACATTGTTCTTCTTGGTATTATTTGCCTTGTTAGAATTGGGCTTGGCATTATTTGCCTTGTTAGCATTTGGCTTATTATTGTTTTTCTTGGTATTGTTCGCCTTGGCATTACCATTCTTCAGATTATTACGTGCTTTTATAAAAGTATTTACACGATTGATGTAGTTTGTTGCGGACTTTGAATTTTTACGATTCTTAACTATTTGCTGATGCTCAGTTAAAAAGTTTGTAGTAGCCTTCCAGTAATGCTTATCCGGGTCATTATTGCTCAAGCTGTTTGCGTGTTTCTTAATAACAGGTAGTGCTTCATTTAACTGCTTAATTGCCTTATTGAGGCTTGCGTTATTTGCCTTGTTTACCTTGTTTGTGTTATTCTTATTATTATTTGTGGGCTTATTGTTCGTCTTGTTTGTGTTATTCGCCTTGGTATTATTCGCCTTGTTGTTCGCCTTGTTGTTCGCCTTGGTATTATTCGCCTTGGTATTATTCGCCTTGTTGTTCGCCTTGTTGTTCGCCTTGTTATTCTTCTTTGTGGTATTGTTCGCCTTGTTATTCTTCTTTGTGGTATTGTTAGCCTTCTTCGCATTTAGCCCCTTCTTTAAAGGATTGTTTACAGATACATTGCCTGCCATTCTAATAATAACGCAGGAAATTTACTTGGTCTCCCATTCAAGCGCCGTGGTTATTTTTGCTCGTAGATCGCCTTCCATTATACGCCGATGAAGTTCGCTCATAACCGCACGCTTCTGTATATTGGATTCTCGTATATGAGCCATTGCCGCATCAAACGTAAACCAACTAATATCACCGATTTCTCGTTTCATAATATGATTATTAGGCTGAATACTTGCGATGACATTCGCTTTACAGCATGCTACAAAATAGGTCTGTTTATAAGGAATATTGTTTGTACCTGTATATTCTTCAACGAGTGAAGGTTCATCCAGAAGATGGATAAATTTTGCGGAAATACCAGTTTCCTCCTTAAATTCACGCAATGCGCATTGATATTCTTTCTCTCCAACGGCGCGCCGTCCTTTAGGAAATCCCCATTCGGCGTCCGTAAAGGTACCGGTTGCGGTTTCAATATATTGAGCAAGCGTCTTTCCATTACGGTCGCCGGTCGCTTTTAGATTTTCGAAATTACGACGAGCATTCTCAAATTCTGTTCGGAACTGTCGGGTATTCTGCGCATTCCAAAGGTCGGACCATAATTTTTCAAATGGTTTTGTAAGCAGTCGTCCACGTTCTTCAACCGTCATTCCATTAATAAGCAAATGAATATAATCGATTTTATCCATTTTGTACTTTCCTCGTAAAAATTCTACATAGCATAGGGAATCACGGCGACGAACGAGAAGATAATATGGAATATTCTCGATGAATTTTACAGCACATACCCCAAATGACATTACCGGTGCTGTACAATCCCGGAATGTATGACCAAATTTACCACAATTTACGCACTCCATTAGATTGGTAGTCCAACTTTTTTCGGACAATCAAACCCGCGAAAATGTTTGAATACAAGAGAATGTCTTTGCCTGAGAATATGAAAGGTGCTCCTCCCACAAGGGCAGAGGATTTTCCGCCTATTGGTATGGGACCGGCGGTATGGGGTCCTATTTTTTGGAAAATGATGCATATTGTAACAATTGGATATTCTCATTTTCCAACGGAGGAGGAGCAGAGAGCAGCTATTAACTTCTTTGAATCACTTCAATATATGATACCGTGTCCGATATGTAAGGAACATTATAAGGCAAATCTAGCAAAATCTCCTGTATCGAATGTTGTGGATAGTAAGGAAAAACTTATTCGTTGGCTATTTGATATGCATAATACAATTAATGAGCAATTAGGAAAGCCTACGATCACTTGGCGCGAGTTTGTCTATTCTATGATAAATCTAGCAGTGTTACCGAAATTTTCGTTTCAGGATGCCACAAACAACCAAGGGGGTCGTTCGATGTTTGATACACAATCGTTGCTATATTTGGTAGCAGGGATTGGGTTGGGGGTGGGTGGATTTATGGCGTATAAACACTACGCAAAGTTCTAAGCACGGCATCCATCGAGCATAGCAATTTCGTCATCTGGTTCAAAGGTGAACCAGTTGAGGAGAAATGCGAGGATGCGATTTTCTATAGGTACTCCAATGATAGGAATGAGTGCATAGAATCGCGGGCGCTTATGCTGATATAACCAACGCCATAGTAGTACATATGGTATCACTACAAAGAAGAACACACATCCGTAGAGCGCATAGAGTAGTCGATACGGCCAACCGCGATAGACATTGAGATTCGTTGCCAATGATGCTCCAAAGATGCCGAGTGCCACCAATAAAAACATGCCGAGTACACTACTAGTAATCTTAAGGGCGCGCGCAAATAATCGTTTTACACTAAATGTGCTTCGTTCGGCAGCCGCCTCCATGTCGGCACAGGTCATCACAGGAATAAATGTAGGGTTCTGACTGGCGATTCGTCCAGCATCTGTAGATTTTGGATCAATAGTATCTACTAATGTAGTATCGTTTGTGTAAATATAAAAACCATCTGGAAATTGTACTATTCCTGTGGCATCGGTGCGTTTTTGACACTCCGCCTTAGCGGCGTTTAATGTTTTAAATTGATATTTTTTCGAATCGTTCATAACCTGTTTCAAATAAGCGTCAAAGACGTCGCCTTTAAAGAAGTTCTTTGGACCGAGTTGAATTAATGTGCCAAAACACATATTTCCGCTAATATCGACACCGCTAACGTCCTGTTTAGCACCGCTAATATCGGAGCCACTTATATCATTGGTTTTAGAAGCGGCTTCTGCCTGTTGTTTCTGCGCAGCGTACGCTTCCGCGTCGGGATTATATGTAGCAGCATGGAGCTGGTACATAATAGTATTTTGTAATTGACTCAAAAGTTGACTCATTCCCTATTGATTACAAGTAATGTTATTTATGGAAACGCCCGCAACTTTACGGTGCCAGAATTCTAGAACTGAGCGGCGTCATCTTCCGTCCGTCGTGTGGTGAAACAACGCCGGCAGGCAATGTATTCGCAGCTTGTAATTCGCAGTCTTGCTGGGAGTTAAATACACGGGTACGATCGCAGGACGCCGCCGAAGGAACTTTTACACAGTAGCGACCGGTGAGATCTTCACCGACGAAACACCAGGCGACCGGTGGAGGCGATGGCGATGATGCTTGGGGAGGTGCGTCTGCGACAGTAGTGGGTGGCGCTGAAAGTTGAAATCCACTTGGAACTTCACGTAAATGTCCATTTGTATCCAAGGATGGAGAACTTTGGAAAGAGCTTATCCAATCCCATATACCGCCGCTCGTTTTAGCTCTATCGGACCACCACGGGCTTTCGTGTAATCTATAATACTTAACTGCGAACATAACCCCGACACAAAGTACAGCAATGACAATGATGCCGCCTAGAATAGTGAATGCTGACACTGTAGGGGTAAATCCTATATTTGTGTTCGCATCAAGAAAATTCGTAGGAGCATTCACCGACATAATCCTCTAAGTATATGTGCGTCTTTTAGTGCTTAAGAATTATCCTTACCCCGATTAGATATGCCGGGCGGCTTACTGTCATTAGTTTGCTACGGAAATGAAAATATTATTCTCAACGGGAATCCTCAAACAACGTACTTTTATAAGTCGTTTGAGCGCTACACACATTTTTCGCAGGAGCCGATTCAGGTACCGATGGATGGTCCGAATCTTTTGCTTACGGATGCGCCAATTCTATTGAAGACGAAAATCCCTCGGCAGGGTGATCTGTTGAGCGATTTAGTATTACGAATCAATCTGCCGGATATTTTTAGCAAGGCGTACCTGAGACCTAGCGGATCTACTTTTAGTGTAGATCGCGCCTATGAGTTCGCGTGGGTTCGCCAGATTGGTGTTCGTATGATTGATACAATTACCTTTACAATCGGTGGTCAGATTATACAACAGTTTAATAGTGATTGGATTTCAACCCGCGCAATGCTGGATTATGATAGTGATACATATACGAAGTGGCGTGTAATGGTGGGTGATGTGCCGGAATGTTTTGACCCCGCGAATGGCATTTATGCGGATCCGACGGTTCCGGTAGGACAGGGATATCCAAATGTGATCGGTTGGCGTGGTACTCCGAATAATCCGATGCCGACACAAAATAATTCGGCATCAATTCCTGGTCGTATTCTACGTATCCCCCTGGGTCTATGGTTTAGCGATTTCCCTGAAAATGCCCTACCTCTCGTAGGTCTTCAATATCACGACTGCGAGGTGACGATTCAGTTACGTCCTATTCGCGACTTATACACCACCCTTGATTTGTCAGGAGCTAGGGTACGCCCTGGAGTTCAGACTCTTGCGCCGAATTATTTGCCAAATGGAACATCGGTCGATCGCTATACCCAGATTTGGAATCAAAAACTCTACGGAAATATTCCATTAAATATGACAAATTTATATGGTGGAAACACTGATTTGAGTGGTTCTATGAAGTATTTTTTGACGGATATTTCGGGCGCTGTTCCGTTAGTCGATGGCTGGCCACTTAACGCAACCTTAGAGGCAACCTATACCTTTTTACAAGATGATGTCCGTCTAATGTTTACGAGTAAGACTCTACGTTATAACATCCGCCAAGTTCAAGCATTCACTTTCTACGGAATTTCTACAAGGAATACATATAGGTTAGATGTACATAATATAGCAACTCGACTCATTTTCTTCGCAAGGCGTAGTGATGCGATTACTTACCGTAATCAAAGTATAAATCTTACAAACTGGATGTATACGCTGGGGTCAGAACGCCCTTTTGTAACGCCGACTCCGTCAGCGACCGCCTATCCAAATAGTACAACGACGGGTCCAATTGGTCGCACGGGTATTAATCTTCCAGGTATTCAGCGGGATATTTTACTGAATACATTTTTTACGGCAAATGGTAATGCGCTATTTGATAGCGAAGACAACGATTATTTCCAGAAATATGTGCCATTCCGTTATATGGAAGGTAATTCGGCAGCTGTTCAAACTCTTGGAGAAGCTACACAATATGAAATGTGGCCGATAAATGCGTACAGTTTCTCATTGAATGGTTCATCTGTCCAACAGCCTACGGGCACCCTCAACACAAGTCGTATTGATCGGTTAGAGATGGATGTGGATGTTGCGCCAATCCCTTATCTTGCCGGCTATACATACAATCTCTATACGTTTGTTGAAACGTTGAATTTCTTGGAGATTAGTGCTGGTTTGGGTGGTCTCAAGTTTGCTCGCTAAACGCTTGTTGCTCGCTCCAATTTTTATACGAGTTCGTCAAACGAATTCATATGAAAATACGCAAAACCGCCAGTTTAATACTTGTTAACCCACCAGTCGTCCCAGAAGTAAGGAGGCTGCTGGCTGTTTGTATCCGCAGCGGATCTAACAATATCCGTGCTGGCACGCTCGCGGTATAGCGAATCGATGTGCGCATAGTTGAGCGCATAGGCAAAATACTTGAGGCGGCTCACCATTCCCTTCATTGCTCCAGAGACCTTGTAATCGGCAAACAGCTTGGGGTCGTAGCCAGCCTTGTTAGGAAAGTGTAGATTCTTCATTACATAGAGGGCGCCGGTGTTCAGCTTGGGGACCGTTGTGAGTTTCATACGAACGGCAATGTTACCGTTGACGTAGACATCGAGATTAACACCCTTGAGCATAATCACAAGATGAAACCACTTGCCAACTGGGATATTGGGAACTGATACATAGTTATCCCACTTATTGATAGTATTCATATAGATGCGGAGTGTATTCTTATCACCTTCGACAAAAACAGCCGGAGCTAGATTGGGGAAACCGCTATCATTGCCCTTATGGAAGATATGTTTGAGAGTACCGGGTGCGTTTTTTGACGTAGTATTCACACAGTTCTCATCCGACGAACTAGATGCCTCAAATGTATCTGGGTGAATGAATAAGAACATAGAATATGAGAAAGCGGAACCCTGCTGCTCGTCACGGCTGTTATATAAAATAGGGAATCCTGTATCAGGTCCCTGCGGAATAGTTACACTGGTCGTGGTTGTGTTATTAAATAAAACCACGGCTTGGCGATCCATCTTTTTATAAAAAGAGTTCACCTGTTCAATCAAGGACATAACAACTTGTAGTCCAATCATTGTAAGAATGACAATAGCCAATTGAGATACTAAGCCATTGCCTGATAAAAATCCACTCACAGATTCCATTTCCTCTATTTATAATCGGTTTTATAAATGGAGAATTCATAAATATAGATTTACAGGTAGTGTTCCCAACTATTACCATTGTTGTAGTTGAGTTTTATACCGATCTTATTGAAGAGAGAGCGTACTATGCTGGTGCTTCCCTGGGGACCCTCCTGGTATAAACCATAGATGCGGTCCGGGGTGAGAGCAAGACCAGAGAAGAATACGCTATTTAGGAATCCATTGAAGCCGCCGGCAATAGAAGGGATTACATACTGGTTGCCGCTGCCTGGCGCCGAGCCGACAACTGGACCCGGAAGAACGCAGGAACGGTTGAGCTTACCATCGTAGTATACATCGAGGACACGACCGCTGACGACGCACGTGAAATTCAGCCAGCGCTGCATATCTACATCGTTAATATCGCATAGCGGTGTGTAACCCTCGGTATTACAAGTCTGCTGCGCAGTTGCCGCGCTTGTAGCATTAGATAGGAAATGTGTAATCCAGGTGAGCTGGTCGGAGCCAACACCGCGGGTATGGAAACGAATGCCGAGCATATTTTTTGTAGGGTAGAGGAACGCCGTCATTACGTAGGCAGCATTCGCCTTGAGAGCGGGGTTGCTCACGTGAGGGTCTGAAATCGCAAGAACCGGCTTGATCACACCCATCTTTGCGGCATCCCACGTGTTAATGTACATCCACCAGCTGATTGTAAAATCGGCGCCCTCTATAATGCGGATATTCGGGTTGGCAGCTAACTTCGCATCACTCTTCTTAGTATCATCATAGTTGAGGCAGTACTTTGTGGGGGCGGAGCCCTTCTTATTTGCGGGGATAAGAGCACTTGACGCATTTCCTGGAATACCGTATACTCCATTCGTCATCTTGACCTGAATGACATAGCGCTCAGTATCAGACCCAGATGTTAGGTACGCATATACTAAGTAGCAGACAAGCGCAAGTGCTAGCAAATAGATGACATTTTGTACTAGAGCGGAATTTTGGTAGTAGAACTGTCTGGCAGCGTTCATACTTCTTCTAACCTAGAGCATTAAAATCTTCAGGCGTATTCATAATCGACATAGTCTATTCCAGTATCAGGCTCTCTCCCTTTCCCATTGTTCGGACAAAATCCTGCGTGGCATAGTAATTTATACAGTTCGTGCCAGAAACTCTTAAATGTAGGCGCTCCATCCGGGATATTTGGCTTACCTCGTAGGTCGGTTACACGTTTATAGTTTTCCCATAATTCTTTCTCTGTAAGACGGCGCGGCCAAGCCTGTATCATACCGGCTTGTCCCCAGAAATCCGGAGACGTTTCAAGAAGTACACCTGTAGGATTTGTCCATGTAACATTCTCGAGTATGAGTGATGTTGAGTGACGTCCATTCAAATAAATATCAATAGAACGTCCTTCAACCGCTATTGTAATTTGATTCCATCGAGAATTCATAACGTGTTCAATTTCTGCGTAAGGTGGTGATGTGAGATTATTATTCATTGACATCGGCATAAGTGGATTGAGTCGCAGCAATGCCGCCTGATGTACGGGATCCAGGACAAATTCGCCGACACCGAGGAGTTTTAGGAGGGGTTTAAACCGATAATCGCCCTTAGGACCGGCAAAGGGTATACGCTCATCGTTGACCTTGTCCATATAAATGAAGAAACTAAATGTAAAATTACTTTTCAAGGATTGGATGAGCTGCGCTTGCGTTAATACCGATTTCAAATTGGAACCAGCAGACGAATCATTTTCGGACGCTATTCCATTGAGGACGAAGGGACCTAGTACGGTTGTTTCGTCCGATTTCGGCATAAAATAAAGTACATAGATTACGCCTGCGGCAATAATGACGAGTATAAGTATAAGAAATATTAATCGGGGATTCATTCCTCTTATACTGTAAGTATGTTTTTAACGATTTATTTTTCATTTAGAACCATTCGCCCAATCTTTTGCCCGATTGGTAATTGTATCTAACGATGGCATAAGCGATGGATCCGTTGAGGCACCACAGGTCTTTGCCGCAGGCTGGAAGGGCGGGAAGGGCATGGGGCAGAAGTTTGAAAGCATATCACTACTGATGGCGAAAGGCCAGACATATAGATTTTGTATAGCAGCTTCGGCTGCGGCTTTACCACAAAGACCGTATAGATTGTTTTCCACGGTCTTTGGCTCGCCGGCAAGCACCTTGGTAGTTTCTAGTTTACAGTTGAGGTCGACTTCGAGCACCTGATTATGGACGTTTACTGTAAGACGGAGCGGTTTGTCGACCGGAATGTCTGAAATGCGCGCAGACTCACGGTATACATCGCCCTTTTTCGACATTGTATCCACAAATACAATAATATCATTTGTGTTGGGATCTAAAAATATACCGGGATTGAGGCGTTTTGGTAGTCCGTAGGGCGGCAATTGCGATAAACCCGCAGCAGGCACACTGCCACTTACATCGGTATATAGTTCGCCACTGCCACGGTGAAAGATATGACGATAGGGTCCTTCTATATTTGTAATATTACGGGTATTTGCTAAGAGTAAATCAAAGTGGTATGTATATTTATTATTCATATTATCAGGTAGCGCCTCGGCAGAAATCATCAAATTCTTAATGCCACCGTCGCCATTCTTCCAAAATAAATGGGAGTTATCGAGTGCCTTGTATCTCTGCGGACGAATATCGAGCGATTTGAAAGAAAACTTATAACCCGTCAGCAATAGATAAATAAGAATGACAACCGCGATGAGTAACCCGTAAAGGATGTAATTGCCCATACCTCCACCGCTATTGGGCGTCAACCGGCGCGTATTGCTTACGACATTACGCGCGACATTTATACCGGGCATATTTTCGAATAACGACGCCATTCGCACTTCCTACTTCCTACTTAGAAATAAGACTAGAGTGTGAGCCCTTTATAGAAATCGCGTATAACTTTATTGCGAACAAAGTTATTGAGTTTTAGTCCAGTTGGACGTATAAGTTTATTTCCATCCGTTCGAAGTTTGCTTTTATTAAAGGTGTTACCATCGTGCGCAACAACGAGCATCACCTTGAGCGGATCAAGCTGAACTAGAGGCACGGAATACTTTTGGGTAAATTCGATTTCTTCGGCGTAGGCACGCGATTCATCGCAACGATTCGCACGAACATACGCCTTTGTAAACGCCATCGTGCCGAAGGTGCCGTGATTCGCGCCGTAGGGACCGGTTTCCCAAATCGAGCCGTCGTCAGGAAAGAAGACGTGGTTGCGCGTGGACCCTGCCAAGTCCGCCTTGCGCGAAACAAGGGTCATTACTGCGTGATTGACACGGTCCGGCGGATAGTAGTCGTCGTCATCCATACAGACCAGAATCTCGCCGCGCGCGGCATCGTGAAGACGGTTGCGTTTCGCACCAATACTCAACTTCGTCTCGGACCGAATATACTGAATATTCATTGTTCGAAATTCAGCCGACAGCAAATCTTCAATAGAATCTGAACCATCGTCAAAGACTACCCATTCCATACGCTCTTTAGGGTAGGTCTGATCCTTGATGGCAGCAATTAGATAGGGTAGAAACTTACGCCGATTGTAGGTAGGGGTTAGAATTGAGACAAACGGTTTCGTTGCCGATTTGACAAGTTTACCTGGCCATTCTGGGGCGGCAGTAACAGCAGAAGACATCTTACTTATACTACCATGCCGGTTCATTTAGACCCAAATTCTTGACTTGAAGGATATGTGAATTATATCTAAAGGTCTTTTACCATTCTGTTATAAATGGCAAATAATAAAGTAGTCGTTCTTTCACAGTCGTGGGGCGGACTTGGTGATAATTTACAATTTAGCACGCTACCTGAATTATATTCAAAACTAGGATATAAATTTTATATATCAAAGAAAAATGCGTATAGAAATAAAGAAATCTATGATCTTGTTTGGGGATTGAACCCTTATGTTGAAGGTATATCAGATATGGAACCAAATATTGGTGAATGTAGAGGATTTGAAGATATAACCACCGATTTTATAACAAATATAGAATTAAAGAATGGACTTACAAATGGTTATCGAAAATATCCTGTAATTTATTATAAACCTAAATTCATTTCTGAGTTATCAAATTGTCTATTATATGATCTGACCTCTTTAACGATGTATCCTAAAGATACACCTATTAAGTTATCATTTGAAAGTATATTTAATAAATATCCTGAACTATCAATTAAAAAAATAGTATTCGAAGCGATTCCAAATAGAGATATACCATCATTTCAACATAATACATATGTAATTAAATCAATTTACGATTTATGTGATGCTATTTACTCGTGTAAAGTATTTCTATGTTTACGCTCTGGAGCATCAGTCTTAGCATCGGCTATTAAAGGTGATGGTTCAAGCCCAGAAATTTATACATTTCACGACCCCTGGTATAACAATCAGATATCGTATACATTTAAAAATAATAATCATTTGGAGTTCATTAAAGAAGACGCTCCGACGAAGTATGTTTATCTAGGAATACCATATATCAAATAATGCGGTTTAGTCTAAAAATTCATTTAATTTATATATTAAATGAATTTTATTGTTATAGGCGATTGTATTCTCGACCATAATATCTATACAATTGTTCAGACTCCGAAACGTATAGATTATAATACAGAATATAATATAATTCGTGAGGAATACAAACTTGGAGCATGCGGCAATTTAGTCACAAATCTTCAGTCATTGGGCGCAAATAAGGTATTTTTATTTAGCGCTATTGGCGACGATGAGGCTGGACGGCGAATGAGTGATATGGCGAATTCATTCAATATTGGTAATTTCTTGAAAATAGTTCCTTCTTATAATACTACAGTAAAACACCGATATTATCATGATAATAAATGTATTTTCCAAACTGCCAATCATATTAATAAAGAATTACTTTTGCCGATTTCGCTCTGTGATGAAATTGAACAAGTTCTTATACATACAAAGATAGATTGTATAGTTCTATGCGAATCCGAAAAAAGTTCTATAGGCTTGCTTTCTATTCCGCATTGTCAGCAAATTATTGCGCTAGCAACAAAATATAATATACCTACGATGGTTGACCCCAAAGAGGATATTCATAAATATAGAGGATGTACAATTATAAAACCAAATCGCGACGAAGCATACGCATTAATGAATATGTCAAATGATACTCCACTTATGGATGTTCATAATGCGATTCTTCAACAGCTTCAATGTAAGTATTCGTATATAACACTTTCGGAACAAGGAATTAGTATTTATGATGGAAAGGATGAACTACGTGATAAATGCCACGATGAGTTAATAGTTGTGGATCCAATTGGCGCGGGTGATATTATTACAAGTATTACCGCACTGTTATTGAATAAGGTTGATATGAAAGATAGCGCACATATTGCTGTAAATATGGCATCGAAATCTGTTGAAAAAACGGGTGTCGTTACTGTATCAAATTGTGATATTGTAAATTTCTGTTTTACATCAAAGCATATTCAATTGAATGAGTTACCCATGCTTCGAACAATATTTCATAATAAAAAGATTGGTATAACAACAGGATGTTTTGACTTGCTCCACAATGGACATATTTTATCATTGGGGTGGTGTAAGGAAAACTGTGATATACTTGTAGTCTGTTTAAATTCCGATGAATCCATTCAACATTTAAAAGGCAAACAGCGTCCTATACAATCTATAGATAGGCGTTTGTCGGTACTTACAGCACTAGATATTGTAGATTACATTATTGTATTTGATCAACCAACTGCCATTGAAATTATTAAAACGTTAAAACCTAATATATTAATGAAGGGCGGCGATTATCGAGATAAACATATGCTTGAATCGGATTTTGTGGATACAACGCTTATAGGACCTTATCTAGATGGTGTATCTACGACAAATATTATTAAAAATATGTAATGTTTATTTTTCAATATTTTCACCTTTGAAACAACTCATTTAAAAATATTCAGTGGTTTAAACCCCGCTAACAAAAAAGCCCTAGATAAGCATGTCCATTATTTCGCGAAGAAAGCTTTGGTCATTTTTTGAAGCCCTGTATAGCCAGGAATTGAACGAGAATTCGGCAAAGGCAACAACGCCAGAGTGGCTAAAAACTTCGCTTCTGCTACATCAGCAGTCGGCACTTGCGGCAGCCCTTCGATTAGAAACGGCAAAGACAAATGGACTCACGGTGGATGCTATTGCGGGCGAATCGGTCGGCGGCAAACTCTATACGTCCTATGGTATATTAGGCGACCGTGTAGGATCTGGTAAGTCACTGACCGCGCTGTCCTTAGTCAAGATGCCCGCGCCCTCTCCGTTGTATAATGAATATATCGTGCGCGGAAACGCAATTTTAGGCGATGGGCGCGATGTAGGACTTTTAAGAGTTAAAGATCAAACGACCGTGGCTACGGGGCTCAAACTAAAGCCTCTCAATACCTCCCTTTTTATTATTCCTCACGCGCTGATGGGACAATGGGAGGCGTATGTTGCGAATGATACGACTCTTAAGTGCTGTTTCGTGAAGAAGCGAAAAGACGCCGAATCACCAACATTGTTAGAAACGATAGAACAGTATGATGCGCTTTTTGTCTCTTCGACGATGTGGAATTCCTTTCGTACAACGCATCATCCGCGAAACATTCTTTGGAAGCGGGTGTTTATAGACGAGGCGGATAGTATTGCGATTACGACCGACTGGGATGATATTAATGGTCTTTTCTATTGGTTTATTTCGGCGAGTTGGTTGAATCTAGTATTTGCGGGCGGTGCGTATTTTAATGTTCTGAGTGCCTATACTCCACCGGATGAAACTCCGCCCTATGTTATTGAACGGGTGAAGAAACTACAGAATAATCACTATTTACAGATTCCTGGTTGCCGTCACGTTAATATAGTGCGACGGATGTGTGGTATATCGGCGAATCATTCTACGGTGGCGATTAATGCGGCAGTCAGTCAGAGCGCCCGTCTTATTGTTCATTCGTCTGAGGAATATATTCAGACGAGTTTTACAATGCCGACCACAACGACTCGTAAGATTATTTGCGCAACACCGACGAATATTCGTGTGCTAGATAGTTTCATTTCACAGGAGATGATGGAGCGGCTAAATGCGGGCGATGTTGCGGGTGCGTTGGAAAGTCTTGGAATGAATTCGTATACGGAAACGGATATTGCGAATGCGGTGACCGCATCAATTCAGAAGGAACTTCATAATGCGAAGGTAACCTATGAATATAAGAAAACACTGGAATATTCTACGGAATCACTTAAGCAAAAGGCAATCGAGGCACAGGAGCAGAAGATTGCGTCGATTGAGAGTCGTATTTCGGCAATTCAGGAGCGGCTCAAGCGCGCAAAGGAGCAGACGTGCCCGATTTGTTATTGCGATTTGACATCTCCATCGGTGACTCCGTGCTGCCAGCAACTCTTTTGTTTTCCTTGCTTATGTGAGTCGCTCAAGCGAGTGGCGAGTTGCCCGTTGTGCCGTGCGCGTATTGATGATATTAAGGAGATTAAGGTGTTGGGAGATACTCCAGCCCAGGCTCAGCCCCAGGAAGTACCGAAGACAAATCAACTATTGAATAAAAACGATAGTTTTGTGAAGTTTATGAAGGAAAATCCAAATGCGCGTGTATTGATGTTTAGTTCGTACGATGCGAGTTTTACGAAACTGGAGGATTCATTGGATGCTGCGGATATTAAGTATTCTATGCTCAATGGATCACAGGCACGTATTGCGAAACTTCTGAGGGAGTTCAAGGCGGGCAAGTACAATGTGCTGTTCCTCAATGCGCGAAATATGGGTGCTGGCTTGAATATTGAATGCGCGTCTCATGTAATGCTATTTCATCGTATGTCGTCGGAGCTGGAGAACCAGATTATAGGTCGTGCGAACCGATTGGGTCGTACTGCGTCCTTAGAAGTGGTGTACCTTATCCACGAGAATGAATTATCTGCCCATTAAAGGAGACAACCACGATGCCGAACCCAGTGGTATCTGTCGATAAATCGGGCAAAGTGCCGGTATATATCGTCAAGAAGATTCTGACCGATGAGGAAACCAAGGCGAAAACTCGTACGTTTATAAAAGATGAAGACTATCATGTAGTGCTCAAGGATGATGCCGATGTGTATACGGAAGATGGGGAACTGCTCTTACGATTCCGTAAGGGGGTCCTTAATGAAAACGAAACGACAAATGCGTATGAGGCGCTGAAGGATTTCGCAAAGCATTCGTCGACGGATCGCGGTATTGCGAGTGGATCTGAGAAGGGTGTGGGAACGGGTAAGAAGAATCCGGTGATGTCGAATATTATTGGATATTTTGATAAGTGGTCGGTGTCACAAAAAGCGACGTTCAAACATTCGGGAATCAAGGTGCCGAGTCAGTGCCGTCTGACCAGTTTCAATTTGAAGCATCCCGACAAGTGGAATGCTTGTTTACCGCTTATCCGAGATATTGATGAACAGTACAAGAAACTATGCCCAAAAGAACACGCAAGTCAGCTCAAAGCCGCCAAATCGACGCCGTTCCATATCAAAGGTACAGCGTTTTCGACGATTACGACAAATCTCAATTTCCGTACAGCGGCACATACTGATTCGGGGGATTGGCCTGAGGGATTTGGTAATCTGGTTGTGTTAGAGAGCGGTGCGCCGTATAAGGGGGCGCATACAGGATTTCCGCAGTATGGATGCGCGGTAGACTGTCGTCAGGGTGATTTCTTAGCGATGGACGTCCATCAACTACATGGCAACAGCCCTATGATCCCCACAGATGAGACAAGTATGCGGTTGAGTTTGGTGTCATATTTGCGCGAGGGCATTGTAAAGAAATGCCGAGGAGCAACTATGTATAATGCGGAACGTTTAGAGAAGCGATTGAGTAAGTGGCGCGCAACGCAGAAGAATAAACGGCATTAATCTGCTAATCCGCCTACCGGCTATTGTCACCCAAAATTGGCTTTGCCAATTTTGGGTTCATCCTTTCTGATTGGCTTCGCCAATCAGAAGGGTCGGTTAAAATCGCAACTCTGGTCCTAGCGGGTCGTCGGACTAGTGTATCCGTCTTACCGGCGGTCCTTACCGACGGTTTAGGTCGTCGGACTACACTTCGGCAGACTACACCTGCGGTGTGTCTGCCTCAGTGTGTCCTCCTTACCGGCGACGGTTGCGGCGCGTCGCCTTGCGGGACGTCTTGCGCGACTTCTTCGTGAACTTGCCCTTGGCGTTGCGGGGCTGGGCAGCGGCGGCACGGCGGTGGAGCGCGCGCGTCTTGCGGTTGAACTTGCCGGAGCGGGGTGAGTGGAAGGGGTTGGCCATTCTGTGCTTATACTCAAGACGGCGATTTTATTTGGATACCACAGGTGGCTTGAATGTTTTGAGAACATCCAATCCAAATGTCTTCTCGGCACGCTGATCGCGCAAACGCACTTCAGCAAATCCGGATTTCTTACTCAGATTGATTTTGGCGAGTCCAGGATACGCGGCAACCATCGCGTGGGCGGATTTATCAACGCGGTTCTTGGTCCGCTCCTCCTGCATTCCACCGGGTTCCTTGTAATAGGCGGTAATGGGTGCGATCATTTCGTACCGGAGAACTCCTCCGTCGACCAGGTACATAATAATAGAGCGTTGAACATCCTCCTTATCATCTAGAGTTACCTTCAGTACGTCAATGCCAGGGTTGATGATACCCCAGGCAGAGCCGATGATATACCGCAAGTCTTCAGTTACGCGGTCGTGCATAAAGAATCCGTTGGCAACCGGATAAAAGCCGAATAAACGAAAGCCTTTCTTGGCAGCCATAGCAAAGCCGTCACGGAATAGTTTATCCAGGGACCGAACCGGTTTCAAGCCCCCGCCGGAAAGCATCTTAAACTCTTTGATATCGTCGTCGATGTTCATAATCTTCTTGCCGATAGGAAAATACCGGGTTATGAAGTTACGGACAGCCCCCATACCGGGCTCGGCGACTATAAGCTTTCCGTAGGTGCCGGGCTTCAATACAGAGCGATACGTTTCCTTCTCGCTTTCAGTTGCTACAAAGACGTGAATAATAGACGCAGGTATACCGGCATCGGCAAGCATCGCCAACGACTTGTCGCGGAGAGTTTCCGCACGCTTATATGACGGAATAGCAATAATATAGGAGCCGGCACTCACCTTACGAGTCTTTCTAGGTCCGCTCATCTCTACTTAGTTCTTTGTTTGAAATCCCAGAATCCTTTCGGTCCCCACACTAAATGGACGCCAAACAATGTCCCTGGTGTCAACGATGGTGCTTAAAAGACTATGCGTGTAATTACATTTTTGCGTGTGGTCTTCCGACCGATGGCAAAAATTTCTACATTGGTGCCGGTTGTGGTAAGTCGTGGTGTTGGGAATGTGGTAAGAAGTTTTGTACTACTTACATCAATCCTGAAACAGGTCATAAGAATCCTCACGCTAAAGAATCGCATACCGCTGAGTGTTGTAAACAAGAGGAGGGGTTCAAACAGACGGACTATTGCCCAGGCGGACATAATAGCCACTGTGAGAAACGGTGGTCTTAAATTACACAGGAAAAGCAATGGGCTTCGGAATATCGAGCGCCTGAATAAGGCGCATAAACCGATTCGCGTCGGCGCTTGGAAACCACTTAGGCAACATTCCCCGCCAGAATTCCGTATTTTCCCATACAGCCCCGCCAATCTTCTTGCCGTACCCTGGACACTCCTTCTTTTCGAGTTCTACTTTTGCGGCGGTAATAAATAGATTCGCCTTCCAAAACGTTGAGTCAAATCCACCGTCAAAGACGGGATTTGCTTCCACGAACGCATCACGCATTTCGCACAGGTAGCGAAATTGATTATATAACATAGATTGCTTTGACAGCACCGCGGTATATTCCATATCATCATCCTTCCACACAGATGTTTTCTCATCATCAATTCCATAATATCCAAAAAGTAGTTGATTGACTGCTTGAAGTTTCGCCTGGTAGGTCAGCGGAAATAGTGTCCAATGCTGAAAAAAGAAGGTGTAATAATCGAGCCGATCAGATGATAAAATTGTTTGAAATACAGATTTGTAGATTTCGTAGCCGTGCGCATTATTTCCAACAAATCGGCAAATCCAGGTGGGCAGCGATTCGTGAAGATGTAGTCCTGCCAAATTCAAGTCATTATTGTTGAGCGGCACTTCGGTGGTCATATCAAGACTACCACGTAGAAGCTGACCGACCGCCGACTTAATTGTCTCGCTTCGACGAATGCGATTGGAGCCGAGAGCCTTCGCATCAGCCAGTCCGACCTCAATCGTATTTTTGACATCGGCAACAGAAATCGTTCCCTGAATCATATCGGTCTTGATTTCACGAACAGATTGGAGAATCTTACGCAAATCTCCAGAATGGACAGTAAGCAAATCGGTTGCCAGTTTCATCAAGTCGCAGTTTTTAGGAACTTTTTCGAATTGGGTCTTAATCAATGCGTAGACATCGGACGACGACGGTGCCGAAATCTGAAACGACTTACAGAGCTTGAGAAACGGTTGAAACTTCTTCTCCATCCATTCATTGGAAATACAGACAATGGCATTATGACCATTATACTCCTTAAGGATCCGCACAAGCTCGGATAATCCGCCCTTATCGCCAACGGACATTCCATCGATTTCGTCCAGGATAATGCCAAGATTGCGCGGACCCTCGGGGCGAAAGAAGTCGGCAACATTACAACTACGCAGCAATGGTAGCAGTGATTCTTCTACAGCGGCTTTATGACGGTGTTGGGAGGCGTTCCATTCTACAACGCGATATCCGGCTTGTTCTAATGCCAGACGCGCTAGAGTCGTCTTGCCAATACCAGGAGGACCGTATAGAAATAGGGACGATGGAGTACGTGGAGCAGGCTTTTTTGCCCAATCAATGATTTGGGTAAAAAGGCTTGTATGAATCATCGCCATTTAGATATTAGGTGGCAAATGTCTTTAGATGTTTATTTCTTAGCGGTCTTGGCTTTTTGCGCCAGTATCGACGCATATGATGCCATCTGTGTGCCTACATCTGGAGAGAGATCGCTGGTGTACGCAAACTCCTCCTGCGTTGGCAGCGTATTATCAGCCACAGAATTGTAAGAGAGTCCAGCCTTTGTGAGGCGATTTACGAATGCCGCACGTCCAGCCGCTGTTTTGAAATCTTTCGCAGGGTCTACGGAGAAACGATACTTAGGATTATTGATATCTTTCGCAATATCAGCAGGTTTTGTTCTCAATAGTCCGCCATTACGACTTACACCGATATAATCTACGCAAAAGTATTGTGTACGGCTGGTTGGCTTGTATAATCCAGAGTTAGGAGGTATTAGAGATAGATAATCGGGGCAGGCGCCGGTTGCGGCTGGATTAAAATCGGGGTCCGCTTGTTGCTTCAGAACAAACCATTTAATCCAGTAGTAGTATAGGATAATGAATCCGCCCAAAAACCAGAGCACACCTGCTACAGGTCTATCTAACCCGCTGTAGTAAAAGTAGGAGGTAAATAGCAAAACTAGTAAACCAATTATCCAATATGACCAACGTTGAACAGTAAGTATAGTTTTTTCCCATTTCTTTGCCGCGACTGTTGATGTTACGGGCATCTCTAACTAGATAATTTATTTTAGTATTGTGTGGGCAGGGTGTTATCGCCTAAGGAATTATAAGAGAGTCCGACTCGGTTAAGACGCTCAAGGAACGCTCCGCGTCTAGCCGCATTTACAAAGTCAACAGAAGGATCTACAGAAAATGTATATGCGGGATTATTGATATTTTTAGAAAGATCTTCGTGTTTCATCTTTTTTAGACCTCCATTACGGCTAACGCCAACATAATCTACGCAGAAATACTGTGTAGGAGTTGTGGGTCTATATAGACCTATATTTGAGGGAATAACCGATAAATAGTCGGGGCAAGCGTGTTTACCTGGAGCGAAGTCTGGGTCCGGAGATTGTGAGGTAGCAAACCATTTGATCCAGTAATAGAAGAAGACTATACTACCGCCAATGAACCATAGAACGCCGGCAACTGGGCGATTTAGAACACTGTAATAAAAATAGCTTAATCCTAATGTAATCACTGCCGCTAAAAGAAGATATGCGTACTTCTTAAGTTTAGAAACTGTAGCAGCCCATTTTTTCGCTTCAAATGAGTTTATAACAGACATACTTCTATAGTTCTAACAGAAAATCTTCTGATAAATATTATATTAATACTTGTCGGAAAAATAGGGACACACTGTATTTAGTTGATGCGCGCGACCGGCGTGGGGGTACCGTTGCCGCCGGCGTACGTCTGACCGCCGAGGCGGATGTAGCCGCAGTAGTAGTCGGACTCCGAGCCGGCAACGCAGCCAATGCCGTCGCCCGTGCCGTAGTAGCCGTTCGTGCCCGTTGTGACGAGCTGAACACGGCGGAGAATCGTCGACTGGGAGCCAACCGCTGTGGTAACGTTGGGGTCAGGGAGGTAGACATTCTTGCCCATATCACGGAGCACGGCGGCGCCAGGGGTGGAGAGGAGACCCAGCGCGTAGTTATTGCCAGGGGCGGCATTGCCGACCGCCCAGGTAACTAAGTTATTGTTCGAGTCGACGATGGATGACGTTATAGAGAGAATGTTCGTCCATAACTTATTAGGAGCGACCTGGCTTCTAGAACGCTGAGCGGACGACATTGTTTATATCTTTTATGAAGAAAAAAAATACCGGATGTTTAGTTGAGGCGAGCGACACCAGAGGGGACACCGTTGCCGCCGGCATAGGTCTGGGCACCCAGGGAGATGTAACCGCAGAAGTAGTCCGTATCGCTGCCCGCGCCCGCTGTGGCGTTATTACCGGTACCGTAGTAGCCACCAACGCCGTTCGTTGTGACGACCTGAACGCGGCGGTAGATGGTCGACTGGGAGCCAACTGACGTAGGGACGGCGTGAGAAGGGCGGAAGTGATCTTTACCCATATCTCGGAGGACTAAGGATCCAGGGGTGGAGGCAAGTCCGAGGAGAGTGTAATTCGCATTGGGAACACCCGCCTGAAGCCAGGGGACTAAGTTGTTATTGCTGTCTACAATGGTCGATGTCAGGGACGTAATGTTGATGTAGAGCTGATTAGGTCTCATCTGCGACCGTGTGCGGTAAGCGGAGGACATTTATATCTATTCGTAAGAAAAAATATAAAGAAGATAATGTATTTAGTTGAGGCGCGCAACACCAGAGGGAACACCGTTCCCACCAGCATAGGTCTGTCCACCGAATGAGATGTATCCGCAGTAGTAATCTGTATCAGAGCCAGTGCCGGCTGGGAGACCATCACCGGTACCGTAGTAGCCACCAACACCGCCGGAGGTAACAACCTGAACGCGGCGGTAGATAGTCGACTGAGAGCCAACGGCTGTGGGAACCGTGGGATCAGGGCGGTAGAGAAGCTTACCCATATCTCGGAGGACTAAGGAGCCAGGGGTGGAGGCAAGACCGAGGAGATTGTAATTGGCACCTGGTATACCCGCCTGAAGCCAGGGGACTAAGTTGTTATTGCTGTCTACAATAGTCGATGTCAGCGACGTAATGTTGATGTAGAGCTTATTCTGCTCTATCTGCTTCTTTGTGCGGACTACCGAGGACATTGTTTATATCTTAGTCTAAGAAAAAAATTTATACCTCGGGTGGAGATATAGATCCTTAGGTCTTTTATATAGTACTTTACACTTATTTAATAAATAAATGTATAGAAATAAACGATATTTATTCGACAATATTTAGTTGAGGCGAGCGACACCAGAGGGGACACCCGTGCCGCCGGCGTATGTCTGGGCGCCAAGGCGGATGTAACCGCAGAAGTAGTCGGACTCCGAGCCCGCAAGCGCAGACGCGCTGTCACCCGTGCCGTAGTAGCCGTTCGTGCCCGTCGTGACGAGCTGAACACGGCGGAGAATCGTCGACTGGGAGCCAACCGCTGTGGTAACGTTGGGGTCAGGGATGTAGACGTTCTTGCCCATATCACGGAGCACCGCCGTGCCAGGGGTGGAGAGGAGACCTAGAACCGTGTTGTTAGTACCAGAAACACCGCCCAGCGCCCAAGTGACTAAGTTGTTGTTGGAGTCAACGATCGTCGAGGCGAGCGAGATCAAGTTGATGTAGAGCTTGTTAGGCTGGATCTGATTGAAGCGCTGACCGAAAACGGAGGACATTTGTTTATATCTTGTAAAAAGAAAAATATTCTAGCTAAAGAACAAGGAACAGCCATGAGCACACTCGATGAACAAAGTCCAGGAAGAGTTTCCTTGAACGCGCCTATGAGTGAGGATGTAATGAACCTGCCCGGTTTCAAATATACAAAGGTAGCACCCTCCACTGCCGGACAAGATGGAATTCGAGGCAATTTCGAGCAGACTCCTTTTAACCAAGCGTTCTTTTCTCAAGGAAATTTTCAGATTGTTCAAAATTCCATTCGCAAGACTGTATTCGATAAGTCTGGTGATATCATTGATCCGGTGAGCACGGATGACCTGTTTATGATTATGCGTGCCATCTTTCTTTGGTATGGTCGAAATTTACCAGACCATATTCCGGAGCAAATCGCCGAGCTAAATGCGCGTGTAACCGCCTGGGCTGTACCAAAAATACTCGCTGAACTTGGAATGTATAAGTACTACTTAAATGATATCGATACGCTACCGGATCCAATTAAATTACCGGTCAATCAGAGCTCTGCGGGCACCAAGTCGCTGCCATTCAAGCCTTTTTTTTAGGCGCCGCGCGCTTCTTAGGAACCTTGTCTGCCATCCCAGTCGCCGCCGCCGACGCATACGAGTCCTCGCGCGCCTTTACATACACCTCGTAAGCGCTGCGGAATGTACGTAGATCAGAGAGCCAGAGCATCTCTTGAGATGTCCCCAGAAGCACACGATGCTTCTCCTGATGGTCAGCGACCTCCCGCTCCAGTTCAGCCACTGCCGTCGCCTTGAGGCGATCAACCCGAAGACGTAGGAGATACTCGTACGCCTTGAGGTCAGTACCTTCGGGATCAGAAATCTGAGGAAGTCCGAGTTTCTTCATTGCCGCATAGAGTACCACATCATCCACGTTGGAAATGACAAGCTTACCACTAATGACCGACTTGATAAAGAGCAGCCGAGCAGATAGTTCGGTGATTTCGGTTTCTAGACGACCAAGCTCGTGCGCCTTGCGCTTGCCGTATGCTGACAACCTCTCGCCGTAGAATCGCTCCAGAATCTCGCCAGGTGAAGCGAAACGGCGAATCGTGCCGTCCACATCGAACGCCACCATATTCGTCGTCTTATGCCCAGTCGTGAGCTTGAAACGAGTCTCAAAGTCGGTAGGATACGCCCGAGCTTCGTGATAGTACTCGGGGTCCATCTGAAGGATAAAGTCGCAATCAATATCGTTGTATGCCTCCTCGTATCCGCGGAGCCATACCATAGCCTTAGAGCCGTCCTTCTTGCTCGCCGACTTGAGCTCTTCCTGCTCCGCCATCATCTCGTCAAGGAAGTTCTTGTAGTCCTTGGTCCAGCAACCGACGGGAAGTTCCTTGATACGAATCGTAGCCGCATCGTCGTCCACGAACTCATAAATTCCTTTCGTAATCCAGGTCTTATCATCGGCGCCGGCAATGACCTTGCCCTTGAATCCGAACCACCAGGGCTTGAGTGCGTGGGTCTTCAAATCTACAATTGTCCCCGCCAGACGCATCTCCAGTGCCGCCACAAGGTCTGCGGGATTGTATGGAATGACATTTGTGGAGAAGCCAGTACCGATACCGATACAACCGTTGACCAGCAGCAGAGGAATGACCGGTAGATATGTCTCGGGTTCCACAGGCAGACCATCGTCGTCTAGGTAGCGAAGAATGGCGTCGTCTTCCTTTCGTACCAACATCCGAGCAATCGCATCGAGGTGCGTATGGATATAACGAGGCGACGCGGAATCAGAACCGCCCATCAGGCGGGTTCCGAACTGACCATTGGGAGTCAGTAGATTGATGTTGTTGGAGCCGACATAGTTCTGCGCCATTCCGATAATGGCACCGGTGAGCGACGCCTCGCCGTGATGGTACGCTGCCGTCTCGGATACATAACCTGCCAGCTGCGCCACACGCAACTCCGACGTCAGGTTGCGTTTGAGTGCCGACCAGAAGATCTTACGCTGCGAGGGTTTGAGTCCATCCATGACGTGCGGCAATGAACGGACATTATCGGCTGAGCTGAAATGAATGAGCTCATCGTGGACAAAACGAGAATAGCCGACCTTGCCGCCGCCGGCACTGACCTCTAGATGCCGCTTGCGGTCAAACGAGCCGAGCCACACCTTGCGGTCATCGGCACGCTTCTTATTGAATGCCAGATCAATCGTCGCATCGGACTCGCCGTCCCACGTATATTCGACGGTATTCATATTGGCAAAGTACTCACGGGCTTCCAGTGCCGTAGAGGTACCCAGACCCTTGTAATACTTCGTCTTCCATCCGCGACCGCCAGCTTCCGCTCCAGCAAGTGCCCCACGCCAAGCATCATACTCCGATTCGGAATAGAAGCAGAGCGTGGTTTTACCCTTTGTCGCCTTGAGCAGCGGAGTCATCAGGCAGCAGAGGAAGCCGAGACGCAGCAGCGATGGCCAGTCAGTGTGAAACAGATTCATGAGGAGACCCTTGATATGCGAGCCATCTACATCCTGATCCGTCATAATCATCACACGACCATATCGTAGCTGTTTGAGATCCGTGTAGACCTTGCCGGTTTCCAGACCCAGAATGTGCTTAATGTGCGTCAGCTCCACATTTGCTGTCTTCTTCACAACGGAGATATCCTTGACGTTCATGATTTTGCCCTTGAGCGGAAAGACGCCGTAACGCTCGCGACCAACCACCTTCAGTCCGCTAATTGCCGTTGTCGCGGCGGAATCACCCTCGGTTAGGATGAGCGTACAGTCGACAGACTTGGCGGTGCCCGCCCAAATCGCATCCTCCAGCTTAGGAATACCACGGACAGTGGACTTCTTCTTGCCGTCGGTACGCTTGGCGGCGGCGGTGTTCTTCGCTTCGAAGAGAGCCTGCGCCTCGGCGAGCAGTCCAATCTTCACAAGCTTGTCTACGAACTTCGCAGATAACACCGGCAGCGACCCAAACTTGGCGGCGGGAGTTGTCAGCGTCTCCTTCGTTTGCGTATCAAAGGAGGGATTGACAATGGTAGAGTTGACGAACCAGACCACGGAATCCTTGAGGAGTGCGGGCGTGATGTCGAGCTTCGCCTTCTTTTTTGCGTGCTCACAGAACGCCGTAAGCACCATCTTGGATACATAGTCGAGGTGCTTGCCACCACGACGAGTAGCGATGCCGTTGACGAATGAGAGATGGCGTTCATCGGGCGGCGCATCAATAGAATGTAGGTCCTTCGTCAGGACAGCACCGATTTCCCACCGCTCGCCGGCGATTTCGTAAGCAACGCGCTTACCGCCGCCACCAGCACCGCCGCCACCACCACCCCCACCACCACCACTCACGGACGATACATCGCTCGCTGCGACGGAGCCGCTATCAGAGCCACTTTTGTTAACATACAGGTCGATGTACTTAGGGAACGTGTTGGATGAAACTACCTTCCCGTTGAGCGTCACACGGCATTCTTTGCCAGCCATTGCGGCAGCGTCCATTACGCGCGTGGCGATGAGGGCGAGCATATCGGCAGGAATCTCCGTTGGCACCTTACCCCCGTCGAGACCCCACGCAAACCGCGACAGGTCAGGCATAAACGAGATTTCCATCATCGGTTTCACCGACGACGCCTTGATGACAGGCGTCCCTACAACGGACATATTTGCGCTCCAGGACTGCGTATACCGCTTCTTCGCACGGTGATCCACGGTATCAATGGTGAACTCGCGGCTGAAGATGTTGGTGAGCTTGGCGCCATAACCGTTCTTGCCGCCGACGGTCTTCTCCTCCTCCTTGTCGTAGTTGGAGGACGTCAGCAGGTGACCAAAGATGAGCTCAGGTGCCCAAACGCCTGTCTCGACGTGCTTATCAACGGGAATACCGTCGCCATCATTCCGCACAGTAATTTTGTTAGAAGTGTAGGAAATATCGATATGCTTAACGGGAAAGCACTCGGTGCCCGCTTTAAGACGCCCATCCTGACGGACTTTATGGTCAAGTGCGTTTACCAGGATCTCATCAAAGATTTTGAGGAAGCCAGGGCAGAAACGGACGGAGCGCCACTCCATTACACCCTTCTCCATGTTGATGACCCATCGCTGCTCGACCGCCGTATCAACAGAGCCGATGTAGGTGTCAGGAAGTTCAAGAATATGCTCACGGTGCGTATGCTTTTTGTACTGAGCCGCGGACGTCTTCGTGGTCGCTGCCTTAACGCCGGCGGTTTTCGTAGATGGAGTTTTCGTGCTCATTCTACAAGGGTGTGACTTTGGAGGCAAGGGTGGACCCTTGGTCAATTTTGTTGGAATCGCCTATTTTACTTAATTCTTTGTATGATTCTATGAGTGTATCCATATGTTTTTAGAATATCTATTTCTCTATAATATCCTGAATTCAGATATAAATTGACATAATTATTTATAATAGAATAATTTGTATCATCTATAATGATTATACCACCCATTTTTATAAGAAGATCTGCGTATTTCATATCATTTGATATACACGATTCGCTATGCCCCCCATCCACATGGATTAAATCGTATGTCCAAATAGACGATTTATTCTGACTTATCCATTGAGGTATTGTTTCTATAGAATCTCCTTTAACATATTCCATACGAACGTTAGAAAATTTAGATTGAATATAATCGAAACAAGGCTTTGTGTAGAGGTGTTCTCCTAAATCGAAAATAGTAAACTCTAAGGGACTTGTATCTCGTCCTAGAAGTAATACCATAGCCGAATGTCCAGCATTAAATCCTATTTCACAAATACGGGTATTTGCTTGCTTGCCACACCAAAATAAGTTTAATTGTTTTGTATATAGCAATGGCGATAAAGTAAATGTCTCGTGAATATAGAATATATTTCCTTCTAATGGAGTATACGTATCCGTTACAATTTTATTTAATGCGTCTAACATAACTTGTTTTTTATCATCGAAACTATCATATTCGAATGATATTGCTGTCTCGTTAAATTCAGGCATTATATTATACATATTGTATAACTTTAAATTCATAGTATTTGGGTCTAAAAACTATCCTCGCATTATATATTATAATGGATACCACATATAGTATAATATCTACATTTGCGTCAATCGCATTTGAAACGTCTATAAATACGTGTAAACATGGTATACCGTTCGGTGGAAGTTTAAGTTGGATTTATGTAGTACTTATGTCGAATGATTCAGGGCAGTATCCATGGGCTCCGTTTCAAGCCGCCATTATTGGATTTCCTATTGTTATTGTCTGTGATATAGCACTTTTTATTCCTGCGCTTATTATCAAAATTCTGTCAAGCAATTTATTTGTCTAGGAAAACCTCCATCCATAAAAGGATGCCGACTGACCCTCGTATCGGTAGGCAGTTTACATATAATTCGGTATCGGAATACTATAATTGGAAGTGTTCATTACAAGGACCTACTGAAAATATAGAGTTTCCCGATATTAAATTTAGTTCATATGATGAACTTGCGCAACATTTTGAAGCCGTCGCAAATGGGCACCAGGTACCACTTACTGCTTGTTATACTACGTGGAGTGATATGATCGATACGTTAAATAGAACTGCGCAAATAAAGATATGGAAATATCGAGAATATCTTTTATGCCAAACTCTCTTATTTGTTGGATATCTTATTGAACAGAAGCCATCAAGTATACAAGTCCCAGGCTATCCTGTTCGTGAAGTACCGTCGTCCATGGATATATCAAATAACTATTATTCGGTTGTAGGCTCTTCGAATTTGACGAGTGATATTGATATTATGATACAAGGACATAGTGCGTATGTAATTGTAGCAGTAATTGAGGATATTTTTGAATATTTGAATAATGTTAAATATATACCGGTGAAATGCTGGGATATAGAGTTTTATAGAGATTCTCGCATTTTAAGTTCATTATATGTAAACACGAAACGATTCAGTGCTAGTCAACATTTAGAAATGCTAATATACGCCTTTGTTAGTTATTTTAGGTCTTTACATATTCTTAAGACGCCAACTATCAGCCCACTTGTAACAACTTTGGGAAATATATATTTATTTAATTTACAAAATCAGCGATCTCTCGATGAGATAGTAGATACAGCATTTGCCTTATGGACAAAAACGGCACCAAATGGGCAACTCGATCGTGAAAAATTTTATAAAGATTCAAAAGATATTGAAGAGATTTCTGAAAAAATACAACCGTATTTATTACAAAAAGAAGGGTCTATTGTAAGTGATAATTATAAATTATCGGTAACAGGAGTTATTCCACAGTTAATAGCACCGGCTCTATTTTTTAGAACAGCGCACGGTGACGTACATCGTCCAGAAAGTTATGTTTTACCATCTACCGTTGTCCATGTGGTGAAAATGGAACAAAGTAGGGAGGGAAGGAATGTACAGAATCCTATACCGGATTCTTGGCTGAGTACTGACGCGCGTATGGGAATAGATTTTTATGGATATTTAGCATCGTGTATTGAACAATTGGGATATCTAGAACATTATAACCCTATTGGAACTACCTGTAGCAAAAAAGGAAGTAAATATTTTGGACGTCTTATTCGCGGTTTGTTAAAAACCGGTCTTATCAAGAATAATAATCCTATGGTAGCCTTATCGCAAGAGTTAGATAAATCTCGTTCATCGTCAAATCAACCATGTAATGTAAATATACACGAATTGATAGATACTCTTAATGACGAGTTAACACAGCAGCAATATATTCAGATAGATACCAAACAGCAAAGGCGCAAAACTAGGAAATTAAGAAAATTAAGGCAAACAAGAAAATATCGTCGTGGCAAGAATCAAGTAAAATAGAGTGCTTCCCACGCTGGCGGAATTGTAGCTAAAATAGTCGCCAGAGGAGCATCTTGAACCTCTAGGCATTTTTGAACGAACGTCTCCATTCCGTCACGTTCAAAAAACCCTTTGGAATCGAGCCATAGAAATACATGTCGGATAAGTATACAAAATGGCGTACGCGCCAGTCCGTCCTCCCATACATAGATAGAGCGACCGCGACCTGCCGATTCGAGCCGAGCAAACCACGCATCCCACGGGTTGAGTTCTTTTTCAAATTGTATAGCGGCAACAAAGGAGCGTAAATCACCGCGCTGAATCATAAAGGTCAGATCGGATGGAATACGAATCTTTTCGGGTGCTATCTCCTCGGCAGCCTGAATTGCTGTCAATGTATCACGAACGTGGACAATAGGAACATGTCCGCAAAACAGGGCAACGCAGCGGGACCGAAGCGTCTGATGAATCCTGTATAGTGAATTACATAGAAATAGGAACATAGGGGCATTGCGATGCCCCTCACGGTCCACATCGTCCAGCAAAGCACGTAGGGACGCCTGAGCCGGCTCCGTCATTGTTTCCACCTCGTCAAAAATGACAAACTTGCGGGTTACACCTGGCCAATGAGTCTGGGTGAATTGGAGAATACGGTCGCGGATCACTTCAATGGAGCGCTCATCGGACGCATTTAGATACAATGTCGAAATCGTGGGTGAGATATCTGGGTACGCCTCCTGTGCCAATGCTAATGCAATGGAGGTCTTGCCGGTACCTGGAGGACCGTACAGAATTGTTGGCGGAAATCCGACAAAATGCTTCTGAATCGCCCGTTCAAACAACGATTTAATTCGCCGATGACCTTTAATATCAGCTAGCCGTGTAGGACGGTACTTTTCGGTCCATACGGCAGTACTGCTGCTATTGCTGCTTGCCATCTTACACAAATCAACCCATTCAAAACTTTAGACTCCTACACGGAAAAGACCCGCCGCCGTCTCCGCGTCTTCCGTGACCGTTTTTTACGCGTTCCACCTATCCCACCAGCAACGATCTCCTCAAATTCTGTAAAAAGCAGTCGAGATGACCAGTCATTCCATTCCACACTAGACGTATCAAGTATAAAATCTGTATTGTAGCCGCCGTCCCTTGTTAGATAGATTAGCATATATTCACTAAAATTTATACTTTCTATATCATTGCCACCATTCACTGGAACATCTAAATGACGCCTATTAAATTCTTGTTCTATTTTGTAGGTAATCGGTTGTAATATATTCACCAATAAGTCGCCGTTTCTAAAAAACCCAGGCAAGCCGTTTTCTTAGAATATTTGGAGGATCAGTTGTTTCGTTGCGGTGTCCAGATCCCTCCAACGCATATTCCGTATACGTTCTTTGAGTTCTGTGCTAGAAGGGGATGTATAACCGTATTTTTCATAGATTGCGTTACCGCCACGAATCAGATGAAATGCGGATAGACTTATATCGTCCTTGGTTGCCATATCCGTAATAATAATAGGCGTAGTTATAGAACTAGGAAAACAGGTACATAATTTTGTCATTAGAACTGTCAGAACATCGAGTGATGTTGTACGAACGCCGGCAACTCCACGAGAGTTTGACGTAAGCCGAGGTGTAAAACATCCACCAGAATCGGCATGAATATCCGTTACAAAGGACGCTGTTTCATAGTTATATCCAACATTGATACATTTATTATTGTTTACAAGTCGTATTTCATCTTCATTGTGACCGACAGTAAATACAGTAGTATAATTTTTACCATTGTAAGAAAATCCCAGGCGAACATGGCGCCGACCAACAAATGGCGCAGTTAAAAACTCACGTATTTGTGTACAAATGGCAGAATCGCCCGCCATTCCTATTTATATCATTTATTTATAACGGCATCCCCTGTCTCATCTGATTCTACAGATTCTGTATTTCCCAATCCGCCCACTTCACCAATAAACTCCTGATAGTTAGGAAAATCGGGCTTTGCTGCCTTTGCGCCAAAACATTCCGCCAACTGGTTTCGTTGGGTCCCTTTGTACTTTTGGGTAAATTCAGACCGAACGGCAAGATAGCAGCCGCGCCGAGCCTTTTTACGTGTCTTACCGCCAGCGGCTTCAATGACGGGTAAACACCGACGAGCGACCGCACGGACATCAGGAATATCCATATCACCGAGCCCTACAGTAATAGTTCGTATTGTTGGGATGGCGAAGGTGGTCGGGTCATGCTCGCGATTCAAGTAACTAATCAGCCCAGACGCGCGTGACCTAAAATACTCTGCGCCCTCCAAAGTAACGTGACCTGCGGTATCCACAAACCCGCGTCGAAACCGCTCTAGATCCATCAGCCGACCTTCCGCCGTAGGAATCAATGTGTTCAAAATATCAAATAGGGACGCTGGAGTATCACCGATCGGTGTGGCGGTCATCAAGAGCGGACGCACCGAATCTGCCCCTGAAACCCGATAACTGTTCCATATGTACCGTTGAATGACGGAAAAGTCCGCCTTTTCGGTCGCTAAAAGGTCGCCATCGTGGAGTTTATGGACTTCATCCACAATTAGAAGTGTCCGCCGCAGCATATCATCCCCATTCGCACGATACAGAGCGCGCCCAAGGTCGTTCTTCTTCTCTAGCGCATTCTGGAACATTTTATAACTAATAGGTTTCATAAACAAGGGTGATACATCACCGCGTCCCAGTTTCCCAACG